TAACGTACTGGTCACCTTCCACTGGTTTGACACGCTCAGTGATCTTGAATTCCACTTCGGTGAGGAACGTCTGGAGGGTATGAGTTACTGCGAGCGCGACCTTGAGAAGCGGATCGCATGGTGCGACGTGTACGTGGTTCGGCCTCAGGAGGTTGACGGTCCCCACACGCTTACAGTGGGCCATGAGGTGCTTCACGGCGTGTATGGCCCTGACTACCACGAGGTCGTCGAGTGAGCATAGGGCTCGACTGGATCAACGATGTTGCCGAGTGGTTCGGCAGCCTGATTCCGGAGTGGGATCTGCTGCCGCCGACCGAGGGCGGGGTCAAATTCAAGCCGGGAGGCAAGGTCAAGGTTCTGGAGCCCGGGCGGATCTACTGGTGGTGGCCAGCGACGACCAAGGTGCAAACCTTGGAAATCAAGCGTCAGACCCTGACTTTTGGACAGCGTCTCACGACCAAGGATGAGCGTACCGTCCAGTGTAATACTGTGATAGTCTTCACAATCAATGACGTAGTGAAGGCTCTTGTAGACACTTCTGACTTCGAAGACACGGTCGGAGAGGTCGCGCAGAAACTGACGGTAAAGCCGGTTATGTCGCGTACTTTCCCGAAAATTCTCGAGGACATGGCAGACTCAAACGAGATGCGGAACGAGGTCACTAGAGCGGCAAGGTCGCTTTTGTCAGAGTACGGGGTTGCTGTGCATGATGGATATGTCTGCGACTTTACTGAAACCAAAGTGTTCAGCCACGAAGGGGAGGGGCTGGCGATAACACACGAGGACGAAGATGAGTAAGAAGACGAACGCACAGTTGCTGGAAGAAATCGATCAGCTCAAGGTTGACCTTGACGCTGCAAGCGGTGAGCTTGCGGCCATAAAGGACGACTACATCAAGAAGATGGCCGACGAGAAGGCGAAGCTACTCAATGCCATGGTCGCAGAAGACAAGGCGAGACAGGATGAACTGGCGGTAGCAACTGCCGGGTTTGAGGCCCTGTTCGAGAAGGCCCGCGAAGTGAAGGCTACGCTGGAAGGTCAGGACACGCAGTTCCTTGGAATTCCGGCAACGGCAGCTCGTGACGCGCAGCTAAGCATGCTGGAGGAAATTTTCGGTGAGCTGTAAGTTCTGCGGAAAAGTCAAGACCGCCATACGGCGTTGGCTTGGTGTCGACGAGATTATCAAGATTCAAGGCGGACATCTCCAGCGCCAGCTCGACCTGTCATTGGCGCAAAGATGCGAGATGGCTGAGGAGTTCCAGAGGTCGAAGGATGAACTGACGGAGGCGATTGCCCTGACTGCAACGGTCAGCGCAGAGCGTCTCGATATGCTAGACGTCAGGCATAAGGAGCAGAACGAGCGCATGACCGTGCTTCGTGAGCTGATCAGGGAAAACCGCATGGCGGGCCGAAAGGTGGAGGATTCCATTCGCGAGATCAATGGCGAGGTTGGCACGCTCACCGAGTCAGTCCACAGGCTCGAATTCCCCGGTTTCAAGCCAATCGAGTACGAGGTTCCTGAAGGTGAAGTGGGCGGCTAATTTTTTTCACGGGTGATTTTCCGCGGGTTGGGTGGTGTCAGCGGCTATTTTATCATATAGTCTTTGAACCATGAAACAGCGAAATCGTGACGAAAAACAGGAACTCGACGAGTCCGTGAGCAACATGAGGAAGTCCTGCAGGTACGAGCCCAGCAAGCAAAAGCTAAAGGGCCCGCGTACTACCAGACTGGTGCATGTATCTCGTTCGATGGAAAGACTTGTCAGCCGGTAACGTCGTAACACTCACCCTCAGCCTCCTTCTGATCTTGATCGTTGGAGCACAATGGTATATGCAATGGGCTCAAGATCACAACACTCAGCACCAAAAACACATGGAGCGCCTCTCGAAACTACGAGCAAGGCTTCGAAGCCTCGCAAGAGGCCTAAGGTCGGCGATAAAGATCCTAGCTACAAGAAGCCTAAACCTCGCAAAAAGCCTGCTCGAAAGAAAAGACCAGTAGCGAAGAAGGCGGAGAATCCGCTGGTTCATAGGCGTGACTCGGAAGGGCGGCCGGTCGGCGGTGGTGGGCACTCCCGCGACGTCACCATGATGGACAAGGTCGAAGAAGCGCAGCGCGGCAAGAGGAAGAAGCGGTAATGGTTAGCAGATCACAGCACTCAGCGCCGCGTAAGCGAACGATTCTCGACAAAATGGGCCGCAGGAAAGGTACCAGCGATGACGACACTGGATACCTTTGGGGCAAGAAGGGTCGAGCAAAAGCGGAGAAGCAGCTCGCTAATTCGAAGAAGCGAAGCGGCTATCTCTGGAAGGGCGAGAAGCACAAGTAAATGTCAAATGCCGCAGCACCCAGCGACCTGACTCAGATTCAGGGTGAGCTGGCGCGGCGCCGACTTTTCAAGTTTTTTGTAGACGCTTGGCACGTAATGGACCCGGCGGTCTTCTGTCCGACTTGGCACTTGGAGGCGTTGTGCGAGTTCCTACAGTATGTCAGCTCCGGCGACATACTGCGCCTCATCGTATCCATGCCACCTCGAATGACGAAGTCACTGACCTGCTCAGTGGCTTGGCCGGCATGGGAGTGGATTGAAAGGCCCGGCACCCAGTTCCTCACCTCATCCTACGACGTTGGCCTCTCAACAAGAGACGCGCTCAAGACTCGCCGCCTCATTGAGTCCTCGTGGTATCAGGACCGGTGGGGCGACTCGTTCAATTTCAGGAGTGATGAAAATCAGAAATCAAGATATTCCAATACCGATGGTGGTCACAGAATTGCCATCTCATCTGGCGGCCGTACTACTGGTGAAGGAGGGGATATCATCCTCCTCGATGACTCCCATAACGCCAGAGAAGCTTACTCTGACACAAAGCGAGAGGGTATCATCGAGTGGTACGACAATGCTATGCGTTCGCGCCTCAATAACCAGAACACCGGTCGAATTGTCCATGTTGGCCAGCGCGTTCACGAAGCTGATGTTATCGGGCACGTCATCAAGAAAGAGGGGCGATGCACGGTAGAGGAGGACGGTAAGTGGGTCCACCTCGTGATGCCGAACGAGTTCCGGCCGGCGACGCGCTGCATACTGTCCTTGCCGAGTGAGATCAAGAAGGCCGTGGCCGATAAGGACTACGAGCCAGAGGTCCTGTTTCAGGACCCGCGTAAGAACGAAGGTGAGCTACTGAACCCGGGCCGGCTTGGCGAGGAGGCGACAATCGCCCTGAAGCCGCCCATCGGTATGTCGCTCCGAGATTACAACTCCCAGTATCAGCAGGACCCGGCGGCCGATGATGGTCTGATCCTTAAGCGCTCATGGTGGGTTCCATGGGAGTTCCCTGAGTGGCACCCGGACTCCCATAAGCGGCGCCCTATGCCGCAGTGCGAGATGATCCTACAGATTTACGATACGGCCTTCGAGGAGGAGGAGGAGAACGACTACTCTGCCCGCACGACGTGGGGCGTGTTCGTCTACACCCCTGAGAAGATGCACCCGGCCACCGGCCAGTTGATCCGCGGCAAGGAGAAGCGCTGCGCCATTCTGCTGGATGCGTGGCGGGATAAGATCCCATTCCCAGACCTGAGGCGCAACGCTCAGGAAGCCTATGATGACTGGCATCCTGACGTGGTCCTCATTGAGAAAAAAGCATCGGGCCATTCACTGATACAGGAGCTGCGTCGATCAGGCGTCCCTGTCAAGTCGGTCGACCCGAAGGGCAAGGACAAGGTCCTGCGCGCCCACCTGTCATCGGCGCCTCTGGAGCAGGGCTGCGTTTTCTACGTCCCGGGGCACCTCGCTGGCGTGGATGTGATCGAGGAGTGCGCCAAGTTCCCCATGGCGGCCAACGACGACTACACGGATACGGTCGTCATGCTGCTCGCCTATCTGCGCAGAATCGGCTCAATCGAGTACTTCGATGAGGACGAGGGGGAAATTAATTTGTTCAAACCAAGGCGTGAGAGGGCGATTTACGGTTGATTTTCATGTAGTATCCGGGGATGAAGAAGATACCTGACGAGATCAAAGACGTCCCGTACGATCCAACGCCTGCAGAAAAGTCTATGGCAAACAGCATAAACTTTTTGGTGCAGTGCATGTTGCGAGGTGAACTGTCTGGGATCGCGCTTTGCGCTGTGAATACAGATGGCGAGCCGTCAACGTTCTACTACAACAAGTCACCGCAGGCCGTGCTTCGAGGGCCGATGGAGCAACTGCGTGTCATGTATGAGAGCCACAGGGATATCACGAAACTCACGAACGCGCCCGAGAATAACAAGAGCTGGCGGAGACATTAATGGCTAACGGATACCTCGACGAGATCGAGACAGATGAGATGGAGACGACCAAGGTTGGTGGCGCCGTTGTGTCTCAGGAAGGTGACGATATCATCGTCGACCTCGAAGGAAGAACTGACGATTCTGACGTCGATGACAGCGATCACGACGCGAACCTTGCGGAGAAGATGTCGGAGTCTGACAGAGTGGCGCTGGGTAACAACCTGATTGATGCGGTTGCCGAGGACGAGGAATCACGCAAGAAGTGGAAGCGCCGGCTCATCGAAGGTCTCGAGATCATTGGCGTTGAGGAGATCCCAACAGAGTCAAGCGCCTTTGATGGCAGCTCGACCGTAACACACCCAGCCATCGCTGAGGCCATGGTCCGCTTTCAGGCTAACGCCATGGAGGAGCTGTTTCCATCCGAGGGACCGGTCAAGACCAAGGTGATCGGAAGGTCAGACGTTGAGCGCGAAGAACAGCGTCAGCGCGTCGAAGACTTCATGAACTACCAGCTCACCGAGGAGGACGACGAGTACTTTGACAGCACGGACATGATGACAATGTACCTGCCGTACTCAGGGTCTGCCTTCAAGAAGATCCACTACGACCAGACGGAAGGGGCGACCATGTCGCGCTTCGTGTCTGCTGAGGATCTTGTTGTACCGTACGACGCCACATCTCTGAAGACGGCACCGCGGTACACGCACAAATACACGCTCACGGGTAACGAGATCAACGCGCGCATGGCGAGCGGGGAGTTCCTCGATACCAGCATGCTTG